AGAAAATTGTACCAGCGTCACGCCCGGCCGCCGCGCAGTGGCACTCTCGGCGCCGCAAAGCGCTGCCATGGCGCGGCCCAATTCATCCAGGCTGCGGTATTCCACGGTGCGGCCTTCGAAGGTCACGCGTGTGACGCCGCCGGTATAGGCGGCGACCAGCACAGCAGCGCGGCTACCCGCAGGCTGCGCCAGCGCCCAGGCGAGGGTGGCGGGGTCCAAGGCTGATCACCCGCCCGCGCCGCGCGCGAGGGCGCGCAGGATAGGCAGGATCTGCGCCCCACCTGCACCAAGCGCGACCAGCACCGCGACGATGCCCCAGATCGCGCCCTCAATCCGGCGTGTCTGCTTGCGCAGGCCACAGATTTCCTCGCGCACCGCCGTGTAGCGCTCGGCACAGCGCTCGACATGCAGCGACAGATCCTCGCGCTCACGCGCGTGGAGTTCACCGTTACTCATGATTTCCTCGCTGTTAAAAAGTTTACCGAACCGGGCGTCGGGGAAAGGCGCTTCTACCTTTCCAAAGATCTGCCCTGAAGCTCGCGATGTTTCACGCGAACGCAGCCACCGTCATTCCGTTACAAGTGGCGGCCTACATCCATGCGCTGATGCAGCACTCGAACCACAATAAGTTCTCTCTCGGTTAGGCGGAAGAATATGAGATGGGAGCCGACCGCGTATTTGAAGTAGTCGTCCCGAATATCGACAATCCGTCCGGTTTTTCTGCCTGTCGCCAGATCATCGAAAGCATCGACGATGGCGGCGTGGTAGCCGTCCGCCTGCTCAATCGACCAATTTTTGTATGTGTAGAGCCAGATTTCTTCGAGGTCCGCTTCCGCCCTGGGTGACAGCAAACAAGCCCGGGGTTTACCTGGCATGTTTGCTGCGCATGCGCTTGAGGAACGCGCCATTGTCAAATGGTACGGGCTTGCCGGATTCCTCACCGACAATGAGTGCTTCCTGAAGGGCCTTCACCTTGGCCTCATGCTCCTCCAACAAACGGAGGCCCGCCCGCACGACATCGCTGGCGGAGCCATAGCGGCCCGATTGAACCTGCACATCGATGAAGTTGGCGAAATGGTCGCCGATTGAGACTGACGTATTGCGCGCCATGACCTACCTCCTGGCTAGTGCCAAGATATACCAATTTTTGGTATCGCTGGCCACCCCTTTCTTGCTGCATGGAGGTCTCGGCGTCCCGAAAGTCATCACCGCAGCCACCCGTCACGCGGCGCCAGCCAGCCGGGCCGGCGTATCAGTGGCGCTGGTTCAGGGTTCGGCGGCGCGACCGGAACGGCAGTCTCTACCGCTTGGCTTTCCACCGGCGCATTCGCGATGTCCTCACGCAGCCTGTGCCAAAACCGCTCACCATACCGATCCGCGCCCAGCAACCACAGCGCCGCGCGCGCCAAGACCGCGCAATCCAGCGCCTCATTCCTGTCCCGCAGCTTCGCCCATTCCTGGCGCACAAAGCCGCGCCGATCCTTCACTTGGTGCAGGCGCTCCGCCACCAACTGCTTGACCCATTCAACCTCAATCCCCTGCGGCAAATGCACCCAGCCGGGCGGGAATTCCGCCGCCTCCCCACGCCCGAGCCAAAGCCGGCGATAAAGATCAACCTTCCAGGTCGAAACCGACACGGTCCAAAGCTTCAGGCCACGCCGCAGCTTCCGCCCATCCACCAGCGCATCAACGGGCGTTGGGCCCTGCACCGGTTGCGCGCGGTTCCAACCATCAACCCCCTTGGTCGGCGCAATGCGCGGGTCGCGCAGGCGCCGCAGATGGCCATAAACAGCCGCCGTATCGCGCCCGCCCGTGTCAACGCACGCCTTGGCAATGCGGATCGCGCCGCCATTCGCCCGCGGCCAATCGCGCGCGAGAAGGTCTGCCAGCGCATCCCAGGGCGCGCGTTCACGCGGGCTGCCTGCAATGACGATGTGATCCACAAGCCAGGAGGAATAACCTTCTGCCCAGGCCCAGATATCGCATTCCAGCCGGTCATCCTGCACATCGACGCCCGCCGTCAGCACCAGAGCGTCATGCGGCACCACGCCAAGACGGAAATCCTCGCGCCGTTCCACCAGGCGTTCCCAATCCGGTGCCTCACCACGATCCTGCCAGGTCTCGCCGAGTACGGTGTTTCGGAAGGTTTTTAGATCCTCGGCCTTGCCCTGCGCGGCTTCCCAATCGCGCGCGATCTGCTCCCAGGACAGCCAGCCGACCGGCGAATACAGCGCCGAGATGTGAAAGCCGATCGTATGCGGGTTCTCCGCTGCTGCGGTTGGTCGCCATTCGCCGGCAGCGAGCATGGCGGTCTTGTGATGCTCCTCAATCGGCGTGTCGCAATCCTCGCAATGGTAGCGCACGCTGCGGGGATTGCCTTTCTCCCAGATCAGCCTTTCGAATTTCAGCCATTGCATTGCGCTGCAATGCGGACAGGGCAGGAAAAAGCGCCGCTGGTCGGAGGCAGCATATTCCCGCTCAATCCGGCTGCGCCCAGCAATAGTTGGCGTTGAGACCAGAAAGGCTTTCCTGCGCCAGCCGAAGGTGCGTGCCCGGGCCTCGGCGAGAGCAATCGGATCGCCTTCGCCTTCGATGTCGCCGGGATAGGCGTCTACCTCGTCCAGAAACAGAAACCTGGCCGGCATGGAACGCAGCCCGACCGCGCTATTGGCGCCGGTCAGCACAAGAATGCCGCCGGGGAATTCTTTGGACAGCATGGTATTGCCGCTGTCGCGCGCGCGGGCAGGTGCTACGCGTTCCCGAAGCGCCGGCGTTTCCTCCAGCAATGGGTCAATGCGCTGGCGAGAGAAACGTTTGGCCAGCTCCACGGTCGGCTGCACCGCGAGCACCGGCGCAGGGACGTGATGTAGAATATAGCCGAGCCAATTATTGCCTGCCTCGGTCGCGCCCACCTGCGCCCCCTTCATGAACACAATCCGCCGCGCCGGATGCACTGCCGATAACGCATTCATCACATCGCGGAGATAGGGCGTGCGGCCCGTGCGCCAGGGGCCGGGTTCGGACGAGGCGCGGCTGCCCAGGATACGATGCTGTTCCGCCCAGGCAGACACCGTGAGTTGCGGTGGCGGGCGCAGCATGGCCCCGGCACGGCGGCGCACATGCTCACGCGTGCGGCCTTCATTCGCCGCCAAGGCCAGGAGGGTCGAAGCGATCGGAAGCCTCCGTCAGAAGCTCATTTATGTGCTGCTGCAGGATGGTTTGCAGCAGATGGGGCTCGACGCCGAGTTCGGCGGCAATGACGCCAGACACACGCGCGGGCCAGTTCAGCAGCGCGTCGCGCATGGTGCTGGCGATTTCATCAATCGTCGCATTGGCGGTTGCGACATCAAGCAGCCGGCCCTTGCTTTCATCCAGTGCGAGGCGCTGGGCTTCCACCTTCAGGGCGAGTTGCGCAACCTTGAGGCGGGCGAAGGGCGTGCCCTCGGCCGCCGCGCTGCCAGCAAATGGGGAACGCTGCGGGTCCGCGGTTTCCAGCAGCCGGGCGCGTGTCTTGGCGATGTCCCATTGGCCATCGGGCTCGCGCGTGATGCGCCCCGTGCGTTCGGCCTTGTGCATGGTGGTATCGCTGACGCCAAGGCGTCGTGCGGCTTCGCGCGTGGAGGGTGTCAGTTCAGCCATGGCGGCGACCTCCCGCCGCGCGTTGGTAGGGATTCAGTGTGTGGCGCGGCAGCGCGCTGCGAGGAATGCGGCAAGTGCTGCTTGCCAGTCGGCGTCATGTTCTGCGCCGATGCGCTGGAGGGGTTCGAGCGTCACTTTCCGCCGGCTGTAGTACTCGCCCTGCATGCGAGCCAGCCACCCGGAAAGTCCCTGCGCGGCAAGGGCGTCGCTGGCGGTCGCTATCTCTGCCTCGCTTGGCTCGGTGCGACCCAGGGAAACATGCCGGCCATCCGTGCCCAGCACGATCCAGCGGGTTTCAGTTTCTGCGTGCATCGTCACTCTCCGTCTTGCGTGACGAACGCTTCGCGCTGTGGTTCGCGTGAGCCAAGGCAATATGGTCTTGTCGCGTATTTATGCCGCTCCGATTACTCGTTTAGGCTGCCTGGCGTTCGAAGGCCAGGGGGCTTTTGCCCCCCAAAGCTGAATGCCTTCGGCGCGGGTTATAGAAGCCGTTGATGTATT